AGATCATCAGCATTTCATTTTAAATCCAGAAGATTATGTAAATGCAGATAAGACAGGTGAGATTATAGCTGTAGTTCATAGTCACCCAATCACACCTCCTATACCTAGTCAGGCTGATCGCATCAGTTGTGAGCATAGTAAACTCCCGTGGCATATTGTTAACCCTAAGACAGAAGAGTGGGGAGAATGTATTCCCGAAGGTTACGTTCCAGATTTATTGGGCCGTCCGTGGGTCTGGGGAGTTACTGATTGTTGGTCACTAGTTAGAGATTGGTATAAACAGGAAAAGAATATTGAATTAAAAGATTATGAAAGAAATATGACACCACAGGAATTTTTAGATGATCCTTTGTTTGAAAGTTATGCGTGGAGAACAGGATTCAGAGA